CCAACTTCGCAACTGAAGGTGCTGATGCGTCAATCGCCGCCGCAACACCAACCGTTCGTGCTGGTAACTATATGCAAATCTCACAGAAGGCTTATGCCATCTCAAACACACTTGAGCAGGTAGACAAAGCTGGCCGTGAGCGTGAATCTCAGTATCAGCGCGTACTCAAGTCACTTGAACTGCGCCGTGACATTGAGAAGGCTATCGGCGACACCAACGTAGCTCGTTCTGGCTCTGACCCTCGTAAATCAGCATCGCTGATGACTTGGATCACCAACGGCTCTGTTGGCTCTGGTTCAACCTTCTCTGCTGGTCTGGGTACTGATACCGTGACTGTTGGTACAGCCGCTTCTCGTGGTCTGTCACTGGCACTCATCGAAGACGGTATGCAGGACGCATGGACGGACGGTGGCTCACCAGAACTGATGGTGACATCTGCCGCTAACCGCGCTGTGTTCTCTGACCTCAGTGCTTCAAGCAACTTGGTAACAAACCAAGTCAACATGACCAAAGCAAAGGAAACCACCTATGTTGGTTCAACATCTGTGTTCCTGACTGACTTTGGCACGATTGAAGTAGCACCAAGCCGCTTCATGAGCAACGACAAGTTGTTCTTGATTGATCCTAGCTTTGTTGAAGTCGCCACCTTGAACGGCCGTAATTTCGCAGAAAACGAAATTTCAGCAACTGGTGACGCTGAGAAGTATCAGATCATTTGCGAATGGACACTGAAGCCACTCGCACCGAAGGCACACGCCGCTGTGCTTGACCTAGACGGTACAGCCGCCTAACTAATCTATGAGAGGGGCGGTTCGCCGCCCCTTTCTTTTGAGAATGAGAATAATTATCATTATCATTGGCATAGGTGAGACATGAAACGCCCCCTGATTACTGACCCCCAAACAGGTAAGACAGTCTGGCTACAAAGCGACACTGAAGGCGATCACATTGTTACTGAGCAACGGTTTGACCCACTGCTCAAGATCAACAAGCAGATGAGCGATGACTGGCAGTATGGCCAGATGCGCGGAACGCAGAAGCATATCCAGCACATTGCTGAAATTCCCAATGTATTGTATCATCACCTCTTGAAGACGCTGGGTAAGCCTAGCGAAAACCCAAGAGCATGGAAGCGGTGGCTGAATGACGGCGAGAACCGCGCATTTAGAACTGGTGGCGGTAACGTATGAGCATTAGCACTTACTCAGAACTAAAGACGGCTATTGCCAACTTTCTGGCAAGGGATGACCTGACAAGCCAGATACCTAACTTCATCCAGTTAGCGGAAGGCCGTATGTCGCGTGAGCTAGAAACACGCGAACAGGAAAAGCGGTCAACTGCCACACTAACGGCTGGTGACGAGTTTATTGCACTGCCGACTGATATGCGTGAAATACGCGAGGTCAAGCTAAACACAACGCCACTGACTGTTTTGAGCTACCACAGCCCAACATCCCTTGACGGCACTTATTCTGACAACGCGACAGGCAAGCCACTGGGGTTCAGCATTGTCGGGCGCGAGATGAAACTGCGCCCAATCCCAGATAGTGCATACACGGCTGAAATAGTATATATTGGAAGCCTAGCGGCTATCAGTGACAGTAGCACACCAACTCTGTTTCTAAGATCGCCTGACTTGTACTTGTACGGCGCATTGGCAGAAGCCTATGCGTATTTGCTCGATGAGCAAAGAGCCGCACAGTACGATCAGAAGTTTAGCCGTGGGATTGAAGAAGTTAGACGCGATGAGCAAAGGGCGCATTACGGCACAGGCTCACTGCAAATCAAGTCTATTTACAGCAAGCAAAATGCGAGTTTGGAGTAAAACATGAGCGCAATGTCAGACTATCTTGAGAATAAGGTGCTTGACCACATTCTCGCCACAACTACCTACACAGCACCAGCTACGGTGTATGTCGGGCTATCAACAGCTACATTCGCCGATGACAATTCAGGCGTAGAGCTTTCTGGCTCTGGGTATGGACGAGTAGCGGCTAGTTTCGGCGCGGCGGCATCAGGCACAGCCAGCAATGATGCGGCTGTTGAGTTTTCTGCCGCGACAGGTGACTGGGGTACAGTTAGCCACTTTGGTATCTTTGATGCTAGCACAGCAGGAAACCTACTGATCCACGGTTCGTTCACAGCGTCTAAGGTTATCGCTAACGGCGACATCCTGCGTATTCAGACAGGTGATCTGGACGTATCAGCCGACTAAGGGGGTAGGGCATGGCCACCCTTGAAGAATTAGATAGCTGGGGGACAATGGATGCTCTGGATGGCTTTGGCAATCTTGAGCAGTTAGACAACCTTAGTTTCACTGATGCTATTGCAACCGCTTCAATGGTGGCTACAACGTCATCTGTGGCGGTTAGGCTAAGAACCATAGCATCATCTGTTAGCGCGGCTATAACAGCCCTTAACGCCGCCACAAGGGTGAGAACAGGTAGCGCGACAGTCACAGGCGCGGCATCCTTCTCAGCCGTTATAACACCTGTTAGAACAGTATCAGCATCTGTATCTGCGGCTATAACAGAAACATCATCAGCAATAAAAGTTAGATTGCAGGATGCGGTGGCCTCTATTGCAGTAACCGCGACAGCTATCGGCAAATTTGTTACTAATGCACAAGCCGTACCAAATCTCGCTATAACAGCGTCTAGCGGCGTTAACGCTACTTTTGTAAATAGCGGTACAGCATCTGGTGCTTTTACAGCAACGATGACAGGGGCTATACTTGGCGAGGAATGGTCTGATGCGGCTATTGGCGATGAAGAATGGTCAACCATAGGTGTTGGCTCTGAGGTTTGGTCTGACATATCTGTTGGTAGTGAGGTTTGGTTAGTACAATGATTACTTTTGGTGAATGGCTACCTGATCAGCCAGATATGAACAACGCTATTGTGACGGCTAATAACGTCATCCCTGCGGCTAACGGCTATCGCTCCCTGCCGTCATTTACACAGCTATCAACATCTGCAAGTAGCACACTGCTTGGCATTTATTCGGCAAAGGCTGATGATGCTACTATCAGTTTGTTTGCTGGTGATGCCACTCGCTTGTATGAGTTTAACACAGGCACTAGCGGTCTCGATGATGTCTCTAACGGCACTTATACCCTAGAGGGCGCGGAACGCTGGCGTTTTGTGCAATACGGCAATGATGTGCTTGTGGCTGGCGGTACAGGTGAGTCCATCCAAAAATGGACGCTAGGAACATCAACACAGTTTGCGGTGCTTTCCACAGCCGCACCAAAGGCAGACTATATCGCCGTTGTTCGTGACTTTGTGTTCACAGGCAATATTGACGAGGGTTCTGGCCGCAAGCCGTACCGTGTCAAGTGGTCTGGCTTTGACAGCGCAACCGACTGGGTTGCTGGCACTAATCAGTCTGACTATCAGGACATCCCAGATGCAGGGGCTATACAGGGGATTGTCGGCGGTGAATTTGCCACCATCTTCATGGAGAAGGCGATTGTTCGCGCCAGTTACACAGGCTTGCCGTTGGTGTTCCAGTTTGACAAGGTTGAGCCTAACCGTGGCTGTAAGATATCAGGCTCTATCTGTAATATTGGCCAGCTATCGTTCTATTACTCAGACTCAGGCTTTTATATGTGGGATGGTCAGCAATCCAGACCTATCGGGCAGGAAAAGGTTGACGATTTCTTTAACACCGACTGCGATTTTAGCCATATTAACAGAATTACATCCGCAGTTGATCCTATCAGACAGATAGCGGTTTGGTCGTATGTATCGACAGCTAACACAGGAACAACGCCTGACAAGCTACTTATATACAATTACTACCTAGACAGATGGTCTAGCGCAGATGTGGACTCTGATTTAGTTGCGCCGTTTTTTACGGCCACTTACACGCTTGAGGATTTGGATAACGTCAGCACTGACCTAGACACCATACCAGCAAGCCTAGACAGTAGTTTCTGGCTTGGCGGTGAGTTTTATCTGGGCGGTGCATTGGCTGATCAGATGTATGTGTTCTCAGGTGCTGTGCTAGATGGCACTGTTGAGACAGGTGAACTGCCGCTTGCGGCTGGCAAGCATAACTTAGTTACTCGCATTTACCCATACTATGACGGCGGTAGCGTGACGTTGCAAGTCGGCACGAGAGATGCTTTATCGGACAGCGTGACATTTACTAGCGCGGCCTCGCCAAACGCAGACAACTACGCCAACTTCCGCGCACAGGGGCGGTATCACCGCCTGAGAATGAACATCACAGGCGAATGGGATTTGGCACAGGGCATTGATGTTGAGGCAAGGGAGATTGGCCGCAGATGACCACTGAACAGCGTCAGACTAATTTTCGCACATTAAACCCAATCACGGCCACCACGCGAGAAATTGCAGAGGTGCTAAACCGCACTATTGAGGGCGGCTTGAACAGTGTTGGCTATGTAACCCTGCCAGCAAACTCAACGCAAATATCACACACTGAGCCAAGATACAATGTCGAGAGCTTAGTGTTTTTCTGTGGTGTCGGGCATAATCCTTGGCATCACAACCCCTATGTGGATGCCACTAGCACAAATGGCACAATGGTGATTAGCTTTGACAACCAAGGACACGATGCAGACTTTGCATATCTCATTATCGGATGAGTGGGACAGATGCCAGCACTGGATTGAGGCGGCACTACCTTATGCCAGTAACAGCCACAGGATTAACGATGTGTGGCTGGCGGTACAGAATGGTAAGGCACAGTTTTTTCCTAGAGAAAAATGTGCTATTGTAACGGAGATCGTGGATTATCCACGCCGTTCAGTGTGCCGTATATGGTTAGCTGGCGGTGATCTGGATGAACTTATCGAGGCCGAAAAAGACATTGCTCAATGGGCTAGATCAATCGGCTGTTCAGGAATGGAAATTATAGGCCGCAAGGGTTGGCAACGTAAGCTAAAGGACTATGAACCAAAGTCCACAGTTTTTGTAAGGGAATTATGATATGAGCAAGGGTGGCGGTTCTACCAGAACCATTACAACGCAAACAGCCGCACCAGAGTATGCACAGCCGTTCCTCAAGTATGGACTGGCAGAGGCACAGCGTCTGTATGAATCACCAACACCACAATACTACCCAGAAAGCACCGTTGTCGGGTTCTCGCCTGAAACGCAAATGGCACTTGGCGGTATGCGCCAACAGGCGGTATCTGGTAGCCCATTTATCCCAGCTACGCAACAGGTGGTGATGCAGAACCTAATGGGAACTAACCCATTACAGTCAGCCGCATTTAGACCAGTGGTTGAGCAGGTCGAATCACAGGCGGCTAGAGCAGGGCGTTACGGCTCTGGCTATCAGCAAGCGGCAGTAGCACAAGCCCTTGCCCCATACGCTTATCAAGCCCAGCAAGCGGCTATTCAGCAAGCTCCTGCGGCTCGTCAGTTTGGCTTTGCCGATCTTGGCACACTCTCTGAAATTGGTGCTATCCGCGAGGCACAGGCTGGCGCAGAACTTGCGGCAGATATCGAGCGTTTCCAGTTTGAGCAAGCCAGACCAACAGCAAAGTTGGCTGACTATTTGACCATGGTTTCTGGCGGTTCTGGCGCATTGGGTGGCCAGACAATCACGCCACAATATGTTAATCGTGCGGCTGGCGCACTTAGTGGCGCATTGGGTGCAACAACTGCGGCGGCAAACTTCTTGCCTTCAACAGCAGGGGTCGGCGCATACGCACCGTTTGCAATCGGCGGTGGCTTATTAGGAGCGATGGGCTAATGGCTAATATACCAGCACCACGAGGTTATTTTCCCCCTCAGACTAATTTGAAAGTCGCTGTTCCGCAAGATTTAAGGGGCTATACTGCTATCCCTATTGGAACGGAAATAGATTTTAGTCGGCCTGATGATCGCAGTGATCCGTATGACATTTTGCCATATCAATCGGTTTTTGGGAACTCAGGACGGATTTTAAGTCAGCCAACTAATAGTCCTCTTGACCCATTAATGTCGGTTGTTCAGCAAAAAACACCAGATCGTAGAGCATTTGCTGGTGTGCCTTTTCCGCGCCCAACAATGTTGCCAAGACAAGATCAGGGGGTCACGCCACCACCGCCAAGTGGTTTAGACCAACTGAGAGCCGCACAACTGCGTATGCCAGCAAAGGGTAGCCCTGAGTTGGCTGGACTAAGTGCGGCGGCGGCTACTGGCTTGCAACTGTCAGGGTATCAAGACAGACCGTTAACGACTGGTCAAATTGTTGGCTCTATGCTCGGAACATACAATGAAGCGCAACAAGCGGCCAAAGATAGACAGGCGGCTGAAGCGGCGGCGGCATTAGCGTCAAATATTGATATTGCTGAGTTAGGCATAAAAGCGGCAAAAGAAGCTCGTGAGGGTGGGCAGATGTTCACTGGCACAAGCTCGTTTGCTCAGAGCGCAAATATGTTAATTAATCTTGCCCCCAAAATAGCTAGTGGCACAGCCTCAGACTCAGAAAAGCAAGCGTACAACATAGCGTATCAAAAACAAGCCACCCCAAAGACAATTACCTATATGAATGAACAAGGTCAGCAAACAACTGAGACATTGCCAGCAATGGATATGTCTGGATTCCCTGTCCCAGAAGGTTACACGCCAAAAGAAACTGTTGTGGGTGAAACGGCGAAAAGCATAGAAATCAAACAAGCTAACCTCAAGCTAACAAATGCACAGGGGGCTATTAACAGATTAAGAAATATTCTTTTAAGTGGAGAATTATCTAGGTTTGACCAAGCGTTAAATATGCTTGTTCCTTCTCAGTCTGGAGCGCAAGCTGAAGTTGAAGCACAACAAGTAAGAATGGCAATTAAAGAACTTGAAGATTTAGGTGCGCTTGTTGGTGGTGACTTCCAAATCCTTGATCAGTTACTGGCTAGTCCAAACTCACAATCTGGGATGAGGCTAGGATCAAGTGGGATGCTGTATCAGCTTGACAATCTTGAAAGACAAATTAATGAAAGATTGAAGTTGGCTAATCCTGATAAAGACTTTTCACTGAAGGGTACATTCTCAAACCCAATTGTCGCAAAAAGCCAAAGCGAATACGATGATGCACCGCCTTACAGTTATGTCAAAGTAATTGATGAGAACACAGGTGAAGAAGATGTAGTGTTTAAGGGGGCGCAATAATGTCTAACAGTTGGTTCTCAAATCTCACAACTAGTACGCCAAAGGCAAGCACAGAAGAAGCCGCACCTAAAAAGCCAGCCACACTGGATGACCTACTAGCGCAACAGCCAGAGGGCGGTTATTTAGGTCAGGGTCTGCGAGACTTGGCTGACCTAGGGTATGCTTCACAGCGTGGAATTATTAAGGGTGTTACATCTGTTCCTGCTGTATTTGGTGAGATTGAACGTCTGCAAAGAATGGGCTTGCGTAGTGTTGGCGTTGACGTATCGCCAGAGCCATTTCTTTACGGCATGAAAGAATATCAGTCGTTGATCCCATCACTCGCTACTGAAGCCAGAACCCCCACCGCGAGGGTTGCTGAAAAAGGATTGGAATACGGTGTTGGTGCGCTTGTTCCGATGACATTGCCAGCAAAAGGCGCACAAGCGTTAAGTACGGCGGCAAGATACGCAACTGGCGGTTTGGCTGGACTTTCAAGAGTGCCTCGCTCAACCGCACCATCAACAGCAGTTACACAAGCCCCAACTGTTGCTAGTGAGGCGTTACAGGCTGGCAAATTATTTGGTGGCATTGGTGCTACTGCTGGCGTGGCAGAGGAAATGGCAGGAGAGACTGCTGGCACTGCAACTGGCCTTGGCTTAACTGGCATAACTATTCTAGGCAGTCTATTACGGAAATCACCAGCTACCATTGCAAAGCAAGCCGTTGAAACGATTGACCCTGCTGATATCCAAAGGGCAAGAGACTTGCAGAGAGTAGCGGCTGAACAGGGTATCCCATTATCAGCATTTGAAACATTGCCATCTGCACAGTTGCGTGAGCTTGCTGACTTTGTGGCTCGTTCACCAGAGGGGCAAGGCTTGCTTGATTTTATGGCAAGGCGTCAAGCTGATATGAAGCCAGCCATTATGGAGCAAATTGAAACCATACAAAAATCATCTCGCACCAAGCTACAGGTAGCAACTGCGGCACAGAAGGCGGCAGATGATTACATTGACGCCGCTAGAGGTAATGTCACCGCCGCGACTACTAACCTATATGAAGCGGCCAAAACGCAGAGTATTGAGCCGCAACTTGTAAGTGATATTGTAAAGCAATTAAGAGACAAAAAGAAAGTTGTTGGCAAGGATACGGCCAAAGCTATTGATGACATGATTGGCAGATTGACTGGCAAGGGTGGACGTGTGGTTACTAATGTTGGCAAACTTCATGATGAGTTAAAGCGTTTAGACTTGATTATGGATATGCCACCACTTTCTACGGCTGATGCGGCTCAGAAGTCTATTTATGGCAATTTGAAAGACCCAATTAAAAATTTGCGTGATGCACTGAATACAAATCCTAATCAGATGGCGGCAAACGCAATATTCAAAGAGCGTTTAACTGCCTTTGAAAATATGCTTGGCGAGACTGGTATTGAAGCACTTAACAAAGCCAATATCACGCCGAAATCAGCATATCGTGTGATTACCGATTTTGAACAGGTTGACCCTGCAAACATCAAAGGAATTTCCTCTGCGCTTAATGCACAAGACCCGACTTTATTTCCTGATCTAGTCAGAATGTGGATGGATAATTCTCTTGACAAGTCATTTAAGATAACCGCAACTGGCGAACCTTCAGCGTCTGCTGGCGTTAAATTCGCTCAGTCTATTCGCGGCACAGATCAGGCAAGGGCTAACTTAGACGCCATCTTAGACGGCGTAGCGGAAGCGCAAGGCGTAAATGCTACTGAGTTAAAGACTGGCTTTAATGATATGTTGGATGTTCTTGAGCGCACTAATATGCTACCAGCAATGGGTGCTAGAACTCAGCCCAGAGGTATGCTGAAAGAGGAAATAGAAGGTGGCGCAGGGTTGCTTGGCTTTGATGTTACCGCGCCGACTAAAGGGCTTTCTCAAATGCTACAAGATATGAGACGCCGTAATGCGGTTCGCAGATTGTCAGAAGTATTTACTGATGAGGACAGCATATCAGCCTTGCTAAAGTTAGCCGCAGAAAAAGATGTTGCTCGTAAGACAGCGATTGTCGGCGGCCTATTTACAACGGTGCGCGAAACCACTCAGCCAGAGACAGGCTTACTTGCTGACCAGTAGGTCAGATGATATAAACACTTAGAGGTTGTGACTTATGGCAAAAGACAAGTTAACTGATTATAACGCAACGGCCACCTTAAACACCGACATAGGTGGCATTAACATTGACGAGGGTATGCTCCCCTCTAATGTGAATAACGCCATGCGTGAACAGATGAGCCATCTGGCTGACTTTGCGGCTGGTACTACTGGCATCAACGTCCTTAACTTGCAGGATGATGACGCAAGCGCGTCTATCAAGATACAAGCTCCTGCGGCGGTTACAACCACCACAACACTAACTCTGCCTGATGGGGCTGGTTCAGCAAATCAATCTTTGACGACAAATGGCAGTGGGACATTGTCTTGGTCAACAAGGATAGGCAATGTAGTCGAGGACACCACACCCCAGCTTGGCGGCAACCTAGACACCAACGGCAACGACATCACTGGCACTGGTAACATTGATATTGCTGGCAACATTGAACTTGCAAAAGACGCTCCACAGATTGATTTCAATGACACTGCTGGCGGCACTCAAGTTGACTACAGGCTGAAAGTGGATGCTGGTGAGTTTAGCATTACTGATGTCACGAACTCTTATGAGCAAGTTGAGATTGCTGGCGGCATTGTTAAGTTGCGCCATAACGGCAGTACCAAAGTTTCTACCAGCGCATCTGGAATTTACGTGACAGGCACTATAACGGCTGATGGGCTGACGGTTGATAGTTCAACAGGCATCACAGTTAATGGCCCATCAAGTTCAGATGGTAAATTAAATCTTGTTGCGTATGCGGGTACGCAAAACGCAGAAGCTAGAATATCTGCGGCTAGGGGTAATACATCTGGCACTGACAGCCGCTTGAAGTTTTACACCAATAACGGCACATCGCTTATAGAGCGTGTTGATATTAACGACAACGGCGACATCAGCTTCTACGATGACACAGGCGTGACGCAAGGCTTTTACTGGGATGCCTCCACACAGCGATTAGGGCTGGGGACAACTGCGCCTGAAAACAAAGCACATTTTGTGAACACCAACGCTGGTGCTTTAAGCAGTATTCTGCGACTAACAAATGCGTCAACGACTGCTGGCACTGAAACTGGTATTGATTTCACAAACTCTACTGATTTGGACAGCGCAGGTAACAGCGCAAGGATTAGCGTTGAAAGAATAGCGGCTGGTAACACTGCTATGAAGTTTTCAACGAGCAATACCGTAACGCCGACTGAACGGATGCGTATAGACAGCAGTGGCATTGTAACCATAGAAAATAAATTAGATTTAAATGGGCAATTAGATTTAGATGTTGCCGTTGCAACAAACCCTGCTCTAAGTGTAACACATACAGGAACTGGTAATTCTACACTGGCTATTTTTACACAGGCAGCAAGTAATACTTATAATATGGCAGAGTGGAGAGACTCTTCTAATACAGGTGTTTTATATTTTGCAGCTAGTGGAAATATAACAAATACCAACAACTCCTACGGTGCTATTTCTGATGTAAAATTAAAGGAAAATATAGCTGACGCAGGTTCTCAATGGGACGATATTAAAGCAGTTAAAGTTCGCAAATATAGTTTTAAAACCGAATCATCTGAAACAGCAAATCAAATAGGTGTGGTAGCCCAAGAGTTAGAAGCAGCCGGTATGAATGGTTTGGTTGTTGACAACATTGATAGACACCCTGACACCTTTGAAGATTTAGGCACAATAACAAAAGAAGTTAAATATTCTGTACTATACATGAAGGCTTTAAAAGCATTGCAAGAGGCGATGACTCGTATTGAGACACTTGAAACAAATCAAGCAGCACTTGAGGCTCGCATAGCCGCATTGGAAGCTAATTAACAGGAGTAAATGATGGCAACCTACACTTGGGATTTTCCACAAATCGACACAGCCCCTAGCGAGGGTGACTTAACAGATGTAGCCAAGTCAGTTCACTGGCGGCTGATGGCAACACACGACACAGCGACTAACAGTGAAGGCGCACCGCTTTCTGTCAGCGCATATGGTAGTGCTGGCGTTGGCGAGGCAAATGCCGACAGCTTCACAGCGTTCGACAGCCTGACCAAAGAGCAGGTGAAGGGCTGGGTGCTGGCAAGTCTGGACAAAACAGAAGATGAGTTACAGGCGATGCTTGACCAACAGCTAGACAATCTCATCACGCCGCCAATGGTAGGCAAAACTCCAGCAGGGTGGTAACAATGGAAATGGGTTTCTTAGCTGACGTTCTAATAGGTGTTATAATCGCTGGCGGCGGTTGGTATATCAACCATCTGACTGCTAGGGTTGGTCGGCTTGAGGAACGCATCAATTCCACAAGAGAAACCTTTATTCACAAGGATGAGATGTCTGTGATGATGGGGCGTATCGAGGACAGGTTTGCACGGCTAGAAGACTTGATACATCGGATGATGGATAAGTGAGCGAGTTCCTAGTCATTGTTGTTATCCTTACGCAACAGATGACGTTTGTGATTAAGCCGTATGATTTAGATTACTGCCCAACATACGAAGAGGCTAAAGCTAATATGAGCCACCTATATCAAGAATACGATGTGGGGTATTGGTCGTATCAATGTTTCAATCGAGGCAGTAATGTGTAATGAGCAATCTTGTCGTAGCGTTTTCGCTGGTAATGTATCTGGGGACAGGTGATGCTAGACGGCCTGTTGATACAAATCTCAGATTTTATAATGTGGACGATTGTCTTTATTTTGCATCTCGCCTTGCTGAACGACACGGTAACTATAAGCATATAGATTATATTGACCCAAGGGATAGGGTTACGACATACTGTTTGCCTCAAGCATACGACCCTAGCTTAGTGGAGATATACTGATGATTGACCCGATGACCGCCTTCAGCATTATATCTAGCGCATCAGGCGCGATATCTTCGGCTATCCAAGCCGGGAAGGATATGTCATCGATTGCGCCTAAAATAAAGCAAATGGCAGAAGCGGAAGCAGAACTGCAATACGGCGCATCCAAAAAGAAAAACGGTTTCTTTTCCAAGTTCGGTGCGGTCGATAACAACGCCATCGATGAGTTCTTTCGGAAAGAGGAACAGAAGCAAGCGATGGATCAGCTTCGCGAAACGGTTATGTTATATGGTCGTGCCGGTCAATGGGAACGCCTATCGGCAGAAATTGCCCGGCATCGCGCCATCCACAAGAATATGCTGGAGCATCGCGCTAAACAAAAAGAGCAGATGATCACGTTATTGGTTGGCGGCGCGGCTATTCTAACAATAGCTGTTGTTGTTATTGGATTAGGTTTTGTGCTTCGAGGTTAGATGATTTCAGAAACCACGGTTGGGCTAATCGGGGAATATCTAACGGCGGCTTCGTTATTATCACTGGGCTGGCGCGTATCGATGGCGGCGCAAGACAAGGTTGATCTGGTCGCGTGGAACGGTACAGAATTTATCCGCGTGCAATGCAAATCATCGAGCGTAAGAAAAAACGGAAAAACAGCATACGGCTATCAATTTCAACTGGGATCAGGTTCAAAGCGGAAAATACTGCCAAAGGTGACGGATTATGATATGCTTGCTTGCATCGCGGTTGATCAGCGCAGAATTGTGTTTTTCGCAACCGAACAGGTTCAGCAATACACGAAAAGGTTCACACAACGCTATTTTGAAAACCCTGATGTTGAAGAGGATAGTTTTCAAAAAGCGATTGAAATCATACGAGGTCGATAATGGATTGGTCTAAATATCCGAATTTTACTAAGAAAGAGTTCGATTGTCAGGAAACTGGCGAAAACCATATGCAAGAGGCATTTATGGATAAGCTACAGGAACTGCGAACCGCCTATGGTGCGCCTATGCGCGTCACTAGCGGCTTTCGCGATCCGCGCCATAGTATCGAAACATCTAAGTCTGCACCCGGCGTACATACGCGCGGTTGCGCCGTTGACATAGCTTGCGGCGGTCAAGATGCTTATGAGATAATGAAGATCGCTTTAGAATTAGGTTTTACCGGCATCGGCGTCCAGCAACGCGGAACATCGCGTTTCTTGCATCTGGACACTTACACCGGCGATCCGCGTCCTAACGTATGGAGTTATTAAGATGTTAAACGTATTAAACAGCATTCTAGGCGGTGGTGATGTCATCAAGAAAGGGCTAGACCTTATTGATGATATGCACACCAGCACCGAAGAAGAAATTAAGGCCAAGAGCAAGGCCAAGATCGATCTGATGGGTGCATACGCGCCATTCAAGATCGCGCAACGTTATCTTGCGCTGATGTTCGGCGGCACGTTCTTGGGCAGTTATATGATCGTTTTAGGAATGACGATATCCGGATATGGTGATCCGGATGCCGTCACTAAGGTGATGGAACAATTCAGCATCAACTATGCGAT